AAAGGTCAGCAGCCACAACACCGGCTTGGTCACCAGCGCGGTGATCACCCGCCAGAACGGTGAATAATTGCTGGTGTTGGCCAGCTTGTAGCCTTGAGCGGTTACTTCGGCTTCCCAGGCGGCCTTCAGTGCGGCCTCCGTCGTGGGAATACCCGAGTCAGCAAGCGCCTGCTTAAAATCAACGCTCACAGGGTCACCTCGACAGTGCCAAATTGCAGGGTGGTGGCGGTGACCAGGTACTGACCTGGTGCAAGCTCTTTGATCAATGCGGTGCCCGGTACCAGGCGCACGTCCGCCTCCACCAACAGTTCCAGCTGCTGGATGCAGTCGCGCTGTTTCAGGCGGTTGCGCTCGGCCACCAGAGTCACCAGCAGGCCGCTTTCTCGGATCATGTGGCCGATGTCCTGGGCGATGCAGGCGCGGTCCTCAACCAGCAATGGCTGGCGGGACGGATCCAGTGCCAGGTCGTTGTCGATGATCAGCAGATCGATGTACTCGCTCATCCGCCCACCGCCATGCTCATCATGTTTTCCACTTCCAGCGGGGTAATAGGCTTGGCCGTGTTGATGTTGAGGGTCTCCACATGCGTGCCCTTGTTTTGGGTCTGGTTGGTGTTGTTCTGGATGCTGCGCAGCAGGCCGCCCTGGGGCACGGCAGTGGGACGCATCGGCGACAGACCGCCCGACGTGCCGCCGTTCATGCGTTGGCGTGCCTGCTCGGCTTGTTCGGTCAGCGGCGGCGTGGTGACCAGTTGGGGTGGTGCCGGCGCATTGACCAGGGGCGCGGAAATGCCGGGGATTTCAGGCGCCTTGGGCATATCGCCAAAGGCCGCATCGATCTGCACACCGGGGATCTTGTTCAGCATCTCGATCAGGCCGTTGATCGCGTCCTTGAAGATCGCGACGATGCCGTCCCAGGCGGCACTGGCCATGCCGGTCCAGCCGCCAATCGAGCCGAACCAGTCCGACAGCGCCTGCAGCTGGCCCGCGATCCACTGGAACGCGGCGGTGTTCATCAGGGCGCTGGTCCAGTCGTCCCAGTAATAGATCGCGGCACCCACGATCGCGACCAGCGCGACAATACCGGCGATGATCAGCCCCACCGGGTTGGCATACATGGCGGCGTTGACCAGCCAGATCGCACCCTGCCAGAGCAACATGCCGACCTTGACCAAGCCCATCCAGGTGTAGAGCGCTGCCAGGCCCAGGACAAAGCCGGCGATCAATACCGTGTGCACCAGGAACATGGCGATGCTGCGGAAACCAGTCCAGGTCAGGACTTTCCAAATGGTGACCAGCGACAGCCAGACCATCTTGGCCAGGCCCACTGTGAAGGTCATCGCGGCCATAGCGGCGGTCAGGCCGAGGATCACCAACACGGTGATGCCGATCACGCGGGTGATGTTGGGGAACAACTGGGTCCAGCGGGTCAGCGTACCGGCGATGCCGACCAGCTTGTCCATCAGTGGGGCAAGCATGGGGATCAGCGCCTGGCCGAAGGCAATGCGCAGCGCCTGGACGGCCGCGCCGAACTGTTGCCACGGGTCGACCATGGCCTTGGCCATCTTCTCGGCGTTCTCAAGTCCGCGGACTTTGCCCAGCTGATCCAGACCGTTTTTGAAGCGATCGGTATCCTTGGCCAGGGCGTTGATCACCCGCGCCCCTTCCCCACCGAACGCCTCGGTCAACTTCGTGCCGGCGGCGGCGCTGGTCAAGTCGCCGTACTTGCCCTGCAGCTTGTTCAGGATCTGGATCATCGGCAAGGTATTGCCGGCGGCGTCGGTGAACTTTAGCCCCGTCTTTTCCGCAGCCCCGCCAATGTTCTCGAAAAACGACTTGTACAGGCCGCCGGCATCGCCGCCTTCCATGGTGCTGCTCAGCGTGCCGAGCACCGCGAACTGCTCGGCGATGTCGATGCCCGCCGTTGTGGCGAGCTGGCCCACTTCCTTGAACGCATCCTTGAGCTGCGCGCCATCAGTGCGGAACAACTGGGCCGCCAATGCCGTCTGGCCGCCCAGCTTTTCAACCCACTGGCTTTTGCCCATGGCATCGGCCGAGGTTTTGAACAGGTTGTACATGGTGCCGACATAGGCGCCCATGGTCTCGGCGTCGGACTTGGTGGCCTTGGCCAACAGGTTGCTGGTGTTGGTGAAGGTCGCCAGCTGATCGCCGGACAGCCCCTTGATCGCGCCCGAAATGCTGTAGGCCGAGGCCACAAAGTCGCGGGCGTTCTCGCCATAGTTCACGGAGAATTCCAGGGACTTTTGATTGAGGGCATTCAGCGCATCTTCGGCCACACCCAGCGAGCGAACTTCGCCCAAGGCGCGGTTCATTTCCAGCGCCGGTTCCAGCGATTCGCTGATGCCTTTGGCAGCGCCGATCATCCCGCCCAAGCCAAGGCCCATCTGTTTGATGTTGCCCTCGCCTTGGGTGGCCAGGTCGGAAAAGCTGGTTTTCACCCTGCCCAGGGGCGCGCTGACCTTGTCGGTCAGACTGAGGATGAAAGCCAAGCGGGCGCTGCGGTCAGCCATGGTGTTTTATCCGTTCAGCGCAAAGGCGATGCCGTTAGCCACGGCAATCTCCATGCGTCTCCAGTGTTCGTCTTCCAGCCACTTCGCCGTGCCCATGTTCTCGATCGAGGGCTCAGCACCAGGTAGCCAACGGTGGGTCAGGGCCATCAGTTGCCCAAACCCGTCGTCGGTTAAGGCTTCAGCCAGGCTGAGGACTTTTTTACGATGATGTCGAGGTCCGGCGAATACTCCTCGAGCAGCGCACCGGCGATGGTCATGGTGGCCACCGGATTTTCCAGCAGCGACTTAAGAGCATCCTTGCCTTCCGGAGTGACGGTGCTCATCAGCAGGTTGTGCGCCGGCGCGACCTTGTTCGCCTGGGTGGTGGCGTTGAAGTACTTGGTCACGTCCTGGGGTGACATGTGGAAGGTGAGTTCCTGGTCGCCGAGTTCTAGGGTGATATCGCGATTTACTTGAGTCATTGGAGGGTCCGTCTGTAGGGGTTTGGATGAAATAAATATCAGGGATTGGCGGGCATGCGTTGGCACACCTGCCGGGTGTAGTCCTGCAGGCCGAGGATCATTTGCCGACTTAGGGCGAGCTGATCTCGGAGGGTGAAATAATCCGATCGAGCGTCTGCTGCGAGTTCGGCGGTGCCTGCATCAGCCACGCTGGCGGCGCCGGTGGCTGTGGACACTGCGGGTCTGCAGGTGGCACGGATGCGCAGCCGCTGACGGCCATCGTTAACAGCAAGGCGCAGAGCGTCGTTTTCAGCGCGTACATGGTTGAGTTCCTCGGTGTTTTTTTGGTCGAGCCGGTCACGATCGGCGAGCTGTTCGCCACTGATGCGGGCGGCTTCGCGCAAGCCAGTGACTTCGGACTGGGCGCTATCGCGTTCACGGCGGGCGTCGTCTCGCTGATCAGCGACCCAGTCAAATGCGCACCAGGCCAACAAGCCGGTGAGCACCAGGATCAGGAAAAGGCGCAGTGGGCTGATGGTCATTTGAGGCACAGCTCCGCTTCCGCCCGACGCCGGTTGTACAGCCCTGGCACGAATACCTTGCGGCCCTGGGCGTCAGTCACATAGGACCAAACCGGCTTACCATCCGGTGCCCAGGCCAATGCCTTGCAGCCGTCAGCGATGCGCCCAGCGTTGATCAGGCCCACGGCCCGACTGGCGCACGTATTCGCGGTGCCGACGTTGTGCGCGTGGCTGCTCAAGGCGTCGAAGGTGTTCTGGCCGATCTGCTGATTGCTCAGGCAGTCGGCCAGGGTTAACTGGCCTTTCTGGACCACCAACTTTTCCACTTCGGCGCAGCGATCGTCCGACCAGTACTCACCGACGACCACCGGCACCGGGCTGGTGTATTTGGTGATGCCTTTGCACACGGAGGGCAGCCCACGGGCCAGGTTGTCCGCGTAGACGACGTTCTGGCCGTCGCCTTCCCAGGTGCCCAGAAACGCGGTCAGCGCGCCGCTGCAGAGCACCAGCACACCGGCGGCGATCTTGTTGCGCAGGCTCATGGGAACAACAACCGAAGCAGAGTCGGCCCGACCATCTGCAGGATCGCCCACAAGGTGCTGGCGATCGCCAATGCCCAGGTGATTTTCTTGCCGATATCCGACACCACGACCGTCAGCTTCTGCTGGCCCTCGTTGAGTTCCGACAGCTGGCCCGACATGTGTTCGAACTGCTGCTCGAGCTTGGTCACGCGGATGGGTACCGACTCATGGCGGTTTTCCATCGAGCCAAGGCGGTACTGGACCAGCACCAGGTCGCGTTCGATATTGCCCAAGCGGGCAAGATCCACACCGAACGCAGGCGGCACTGGTGGCGAAGACGGTGGCTTCAACTGCATCAGCGTTTTCCTTGCTCAAAAGTCGTCTGGCAGGGCACGCAACGGATCATTCCGCCCCGCGCCTGGCGCGCTGCTGGGATTTCCACGTCGCAGTCCTTGCAATGGGTGCGGCTCGGCCCGCTCGGCCGTGCAGCGGCCAACGCGGCGGCAATCTCCTGATCGCGTTGACGCTGCTCCAGTACCTGGGCACGGTCGAACGGGCAAACCATCAGGTCAGGCCCTCGATCTCTGCAGCGCTCAGGTACGGCACGCCGTTGATCTTGATGAAGTCCGGACTGGTGACGTCGAACGGGACCTTGTGCTTACTCTTCTCACCGCCTTTCGGGTCGATGCTCAACAGGCTG